TGCAATACTGTCAGCTCCACGACCATATGGGATTCCGAAATTAACTGTTTTCGCCATGACTCTTTGTTCTTTGTTCCATCCAGGACCAAAAATCGTTGTCGCCATTTCATCATGTAAATCAAGTCCTTCAATAAAGATGCGTCGCATTTCGCCATCACGCGACACATAACAGAGACAACGCAACTCAGCTGATTTGTAGTCAGCTTCGATAAGCATTCTTCCGGCTGGCGCTTGAAATAAAGATCGAATTGAAGAACCGCGAGGAATATTCTGCATATTCGGATATCGTGATGCACGACGTCCAGTTACAGTACCATGCAATAAGAACGATGAATGGATTCTTGCATCAGTAGGTGAGATCCATTTATAAAGTCCCTCTACATAGGTACCATTGAGTTTACGAAGCTTCCTCGAACTTAATAATAGGTCTGGTAAATATTGAAGTGGATTATTCGACTGTTGTAATTGATTGATAACAATAGTTTGAAGTGTTTCAGCTCGAGTGTTCTTTTTCTTATTTGCGGTCTTCAGTTTAAGTCGAGTGTAAAGCAACCATTGCAATTGCTTTGGAGATGCTTGGTTAAATACACTCGGCATTTTCTTAACGCCAGTATCAACCGTATATTGAATCGGATCCCAATAAAATTTGACGATATCCCAAATCTGAACAATATTATCTTGAATTTGATTTGCTAAATCTGCAGCTACTTTATCATGGTATGCAGGATTTACCCAAATACCATGACGCTCAAGATTCAAATAAAATTCCGAACCAGGAATTAGAATATGTTTATAAGGAAGGACAACAATGTCTTTTTCGAGTAATTCATTGAATTTGTGGTAAAGTTGCCAAGTGTAGTCACAATCAAACGCATGGTACGTATCTAAGACTTCTTGGGGGGCATCGCCAACAACACCCAACCCTGTATCTTCGTCTTTTTTCTCTTTCCAATATTGTTCCATTGGTTCTGACCAACGATCAGATCCCAAATAAACAACAGCACATGTTTCTAAGTCATGCGTTCCCTTTCTTTCATCAAGAGCATAATGCATGAGCATCGTATCTTCATCAATGCGAGCTCTCGCGTTCCAACAGTAACGGATGAACCCCGCATCAAACTTCCCATTATGCCACACCCACCGCAACTGCGGTTTCGGCATCTCGAGAATTGATTTGAGGAATCCGTTATAGGTTGAATCTTTACTGTGGAAGATGATAACTTCGTTTTTCTTGAAACAGAGTCCGAGTTGTCTGATTTTATGTCCATCAATATATTTCAATCCTGTTGTTTCAATATCAGCTGCAACAAGATGTGTTTCTTCAATCTTGTTTTGAATATATTCTTGAACTTGAGCTATATTGTAATCAGCTGCTACAATATACTTGGTACCTCCAGGATTTACTTTAGGTTGCCCTTTATATGTATCTGCAACCATTTGAATACCATGCTCAAAATCCTTAAACATCCCCCCATTATGTGTTGTGGCTGCAGGATGTAATACTGGAACAATTTTAATGCCTGTTTCCGGTTGTATAAATTCAGTTCCTAGACATTTAGTGATTTTGAGTGTTGTATCATTCATTAATGCCATCATCGCGAAACCCCCAAGAGCAACAATGATCTTGGGTTGTCTTGTTTCGATTTGTGTGATGAGGCGATTTCGGCAATATGGAAAGCATCTAGTTGTTTCGCGCTTATCTTTCGCACGATTTGTTGATCGTGGTTGCAAACAATGAACGACATTAGTGAATCCAAGTTGAGATTCACTAATGCCTTTCATTTGCAAAGTTGCGCGAAGTAATTGTCCGTTTGGACCAGGAAATGGTTCTCCACTATTAATTTCCTGAAGTAGAGGACTTTCGCCTACAATCAAGATTTCGCACGGATCTTCAACAGGTTTAGTTGAAGGTGCAAATGGTCTTGGACAAAACTCGCAATTCATAATTTTAGTGTGTTTGTGTTTTATCGAGAGTCTAGTTCGTTTCGCAACCAATCATATGCAACACCATATATATGCCGTTGATTGTCTGTTGGTTCAGCTGCATTGAAAAAGTTAGGTGGACGCTTTGGTGACCTTAAACCACCATCAAGTGGAATTGGCGATAAATCAGTCAAAGCAATCGTTGATGCATAACTTGTATCAAGTGACCGAATTTGTCTTGAATGTACTATACGTCGATCAGATGCACCTGCGAGTCCTAATAGATGGATTGGATCTGTTGTTTCTTCAAGAATCATACGAACAATCGAAGGACGATTTTCGTCAAGATATTTAGGAACACCCCAAGTTATAGGTACTTTAGCGTATTTGATGTAAAGTTTGGCGTTCCTGAAGAATTCGATTGCTTCGTCAGTTGTTTTGCCTTGAACTACAACCATTAATCGAAAATAACTGATGTAACATTGGTCCAACATAGTAATGAAGCGATCAAGCAAATCCATTGATGCTCTTGGATTACCCATTATTTCAGGTGCTACGACTTCAACTGTACCTTTTCCAGGAACAAAGACTTTATGCGCTACTTCAATGATTTGTTCGGCTGATACAGTTTCTTTTTCGAAAGCACCGTTGTCAACAATAATGAAATCGCCATCGATACAGCGTCGCCTATAGAAATCGCCATAGAATGAAGACTTAAGTACCTCCTGTGCGAGTATTAGATGAATATTGGTGTAAAGGTCAATCTTCTTCAGCCATTGAACTGGAACAATGTTACACAGTTTCATTTTAATTCGCTAAGCCTTTCAATTTCAAAATCGATGTATTCACGCGCTTTGCGAAGGTCTTGAATTACATCAGTTCCTTTCAAACCCGCACGCCATACATACTTGATGACATTACCAAGATTGAAATTGAATGCACCAGTAATTGTTTTACATTCAATTCCTGAAGGATGTGAATTATAATGAGATGGTTTTTTAACTTCATCAGAATGTGGAAAACATTCTTTTACTTCTCTGTCAAGACAAGCTGGGCATTCTTTACATTTATGGTCTGTACAGTTACTTACTCGCATCTCAATTCCTTTTGATTTCCTCGTAGAGATCACGATCTGGTTTATCTAACAACCACTTCTCTGGACTAGCGAGCAAGAATCGCTCGTTCAGCTCATTGAATTTAGCTGTCCAAGCTTGGTATAGATCGATATTTGTAATGTCGAGCATAATGCAAAGGTAAATAACGATATCTACCATTTCCTCTGCTAAATGATCCATCTTCTCGGGGGTTACGCCATCACGCCACATCTTCTTTACAACGTTGGCTGCTTCACCTGCTTCACCTGCTAATGCAAGTGCAATGAAACCAAGATTGCCAACAGTACGACGAGTAACAACCTCGCCCACATTGTTGATATCATTCAGTGCTCGCGTATCCTTAATTGCGCCAAGTCCAATAACGTATTTATTGTTTCGGTCGAAGTCACTATCAGACATTATGTTTTGAATTAAACCTTTCCTATGATGTTAAAGAATTCCTCGCGTGCAGCAGCAACATCTCGTAGTACTCCCCTAACACTGCTTGTAATAGTTGTCGTTCCAGGCGCAACGACTCCACGTACCGCCATGCAGGTATGAATACCTTTACAAACGACAATAACACCTCGAGGCTCGAGCGCTTGATTAATAGCTTCCGCAATGGAGTTTGTAAGGTGTTCTTGAAGGGTTGGACGCTGTAAACCCGCTTTCTCAACAAGCCGGGCGAATTTCGATAAGCCCGCAATTTTCTTATTTGGAATATACCCGAGCGAGACCTTACCGAAGAATGGAAGTAAGTGATGTTCACAAACAGCCCTCATAGGAATGTCTTGTTGTACAATCAACTGAGAATCACTAGACCCTAAGCTCTCAAAACCATTCTTAAAAACCGCCATAAGATCGCCGAGACTACCACCTTGATTGAATTCCATAAGGTATCGTATGAACCTACTTGGAGTATTATCAAGGGCTTCTTGCGAAAGCGCATTGTAAGGGAAAATATGTTTAAATGCAAGATTTAACCCCACATAAATCGGGTTTTCATCAATTGCTTCTTCTCCTACACTCCTAGTTTGTGCCCCCATAGCAGAATATGTGCTTGCGGAAGTATTGTAAATTTCTTCAGTGTCCCCCACCTTTGCATTACGCTCTCTGCGATCATACGCCATCTTTCAAGAATCTCCTCTGAAGTATCGTAAGGTTTAGTACCTATACTGAGGTACCAGCCTGTAACGAAAGTATCGTTTCCACTAATTTCTGATGCAAAGGCGAGATCCTCTTCATTGAAGATGACTACTTTGACATTAGTATTTCCATTCAAGATAATTTTATCGAATATTGTTTTATCAAACTTATCTGCCATTCCACTACTTGGACCTTTAGGTGAAATAGTGATAAGATCAACAATTCTCATC